CAAATAGCTATGTCACATTGACAGAAGCTAATACTTATTTTGAAACTGTACCTGATTCAAGCACCTGGACTAATAAAACAGACGATCAAAAAAATAGATCATTAATAGCAGCTACAAGATGGATTGATACTTTCGTATTTCAAGGTGATAGATGTGACGAAGATCAGGCATTAAAGTTTCCTAGAACAAATTATCAGGTAGATAGAGTTGAATTAAGTTGTTCTACTATTCCAAATAATATTAAATATGCACAATATGAATTAGCTAGAGCTTTGGCAAATGATACCGATGCTATTACAGGAACTACTGGTAAAGATGGTAATTTTGAAGAAGTTGCTCTTGGAGATCTTAGAGTTAAATATAATACTGAAAGTCAGGGTACAGGATCAATAAATAATATTTTAGATGTTTACCCATGGTTACAAAGTTATCTTGGAGCATATATGCTAGGTGGAGCAGGAAGTTTTCAAATGAGGGTAGTTAGAGGATAATGGCAGGACAACTAGATAGTTTATTTAAAAGTGTTGCTAAAAGTGTTGTAGCAACTTTAGGAGATTCCTTAGATCACACTATTACCTATACAAAAAAAGGCATATCTAGTTATAACGTAGAAACAGGAGAACAAATAACTATAGATACAACTTATTCGGATATTAAAGTACCAATATCTTTTATTAGATCTGAAGAAGAAACAGGTCAAGAAATGAGAGAAGCAAAAATATATATAACACCTGATTTAATAGGAGATAATCAAGTTGATTTAGATGATGAAATTACTTTAAATTTTGGAGGTTCGAGTAGGGTTGCACAAATAGTTAATGTAGATACTAAGAAAGGAGGCCAAGCCTATTTGTTTTCTGTTTTGGTTCGTTTTTAATGGCTTTAAGAAGATTAAAAGATTTACCTAAAGATTTAGATAGGCAAATTAGTGAAGGTTTTAATAATGTTATAAAAATTACTCATTTTGAATTATCTAACAGAGAAAGTACTGTTCCAGATCCAATGCCAATATGGACAGGTTTTTTTGCTTCTAGCTGGAAAGCATCAAACAGTCCTGTAATACCTAATCATAAAGTAGAAAACTTCCAACCCTGGGCAGCAATAAAAAGAGAACGCAGTATTAATTTTTTTGAAAAAAGAAAAGCAGGACCACCTTACACACCGCAAGAACCTCCTGCTAATCCATTTGTTCAAATAAGGTTTCCTGTTGGAGAAGGAGATAGAATTTTTAATTACAGAAAGTCAGTTTGGATCGGCAATAAAGCGGTATATTCTCAATACGTTTTAGAAAGTGGAAAAATCCAACAATTTGTTGTAGATGATTTAGCTAAAATAATTAAAGAAAATATGACAGAAAAAGGTAAGCTATTTATAGGAGGTAAAGTATCTGAGAAGTTCAGTGGTACAACTTACACAGGGTTTTAAAAATGACATTAGTAAACACTAGGGCAGCATTTGAAAAAGCAGTAACAGATAAGGTATCAGACGTTGATCCTACTGTTTCGATGGTTTATGACAATGTTCATTTTACAACTCCAGGAAAAACTAAAAAGTATATTTTAATGAGCTTGAATTTTACTCAATCAACTTTACAGAATCAAGGTGCTGCCTCTGATTATTATGCAGGACTAATTCAGTGTAATGTTTACGTTCCAAAGTCGAAAGGTACTTCAGTTTTATCTGAGATATGCGAAGCAGTTATTGATGGATTGACCTCTGTAAATGCTTCTGGATATACAGATACTTTTAGTTGTAAACCTAGAGTATTAGATATTAATGGCCCAACTCCATTGGAAATAGAAGATAGAAGTCATTTCATCGGAGTAATATCTTGCCAATTTACAGCAAACGCCTAGTATAATAGAATAGCAATCTAATAAATTTATGGAAGCGATTGAACTCCTCAAGAACAAATTTGGTGTAAGTCAAAAATATAAATATGAATTAAAAGATGGAGAAAACGTACTCTTAGAAATTTATTGGAATCCATTAACAATGGCAGAAAGAGAAGTAATAACAGCAATGTCTCCCGAAGATACTAGTGGAAACGATTTTGCCTTAAATCTTATGATTACTAAATCTTTGGATAAAGATGGCAAAAGATTATTTCAAGATGGTCATAAGGCTTCATTAAGAAGGGAAGTAAATTTTGCAACCTTACAAGAAATACAACTTGCAATGCTTACTTCTGGATCTGAATATAAAGTGGAGGAAGCGAAAGCAGATTTAAAAAGCTGAAAATAATTGGTTTGTATTGTTTTTTTTAGCAAAAGAACTAGGAATGACAGTTAAAGAGTTATCAACCAAATTAACTAGAGAAGAATTAGTAGGTTGGATTGCTTTTTATGAACTTAAAAATGAAGAAGAAAAAAAAGCAATGGAAAAGGCTCAAAATAAATCACGGGCAAGAGTTCCAAAAAAGAGGTAAACTGAGATAAAGTTTTTCTGTTTCTGTGGCTGATTACGGAGTTAATATAAATTTTAGAGTAGTCGGAATGTCAAAAGTTGACAGAGCGACAGCAAAAGCAAAGCAATTAGAAGAAAGTGTAAATAAGATAAGAGATTTTGATTTAGCAAAAGCAATGCCTGGAAAGGTTGGAGACAGGATAGCTGAAGCTACAGGTCAGATTAGAAAATATGCTCAACAAATAAATAAAGCAAAAAAAAGTCAAGATAGTTTTCAAGAAATAATTGGTAAAACTCAAAATCAACAAGAAGCAGCTTTAGAAGCCTTTGAAGAGACTAGAGATTCAGTTCAAAAAGGCTCAGTCATTTATGACGAGATGACAGATGCTATCAATAATCAAAAAAATGCAATGGCAAAGCAAGATAAAATTTTGAAGGGTGAAACGATGTCTAAGAATAAAAATACAGAAGCCACTGCAAAAAATACTAAAGCACAGAAAGATGCTGCTTTGGCACGTTTAAAACTGATGAGAACAGCAGGAGGGGTTATAGGTAGTGCAACTATTGGTGGTGCTTTTCCGTTTCTTTTTGGGCAAACGGGAATGGCAGCAACAGGCGGTGCTATTGGTGGTGCAGCAGGTGGAGCATTAGCAGCTTTTCCTGGCTTTGGTCAATTTGGTTTTGCTTTATCTATTCTTGGTACAGCTGTTGGGCAATATTTAGATCAACAAGAAAAATTAAATAGAAGCATTACTAAAGTTAATTCTTTGTTTATTTCAATGGGAGATGGAGCTACTTTTAGTGCTCAAGAAGTTAAGAAATTAGCAAAAGAAATAGGCTTAACAAATGAAGAAACTGTAAAAATGTTAGATAATACAAAAAGATTTGGAAAAGGTGGTAGTGACGCACTTATTAGTTTCTTTGGAGCAGAAACAGATAAAAGATTAAATCAATTTAATGCAGTTGCTCAAATAGATAATTTAGCTAGTTCAATGAAAGCAATTCAAGCACTCTCAAAAGATATAACTGTTGAAGAAGAATTTAGGTTAATAAATATGGCAAGACAAGAAGGTTCACTAGCAGTTCAGGTTGAGTTGCAAAGAGTTATTTTAAGAATACAACATGAACAAAATTTGCAAGAAGCAAAAAGATTAAAATTTGGAACACGTTTTAATATAACGATGGCAAAAGCAGCCGTTAGCATGATTGAAGCTATGACAGGTTATAAAAACCTTCAAGTTGAAGATGTTCCAGAAATATTACAAAAACAGGTAGATGCAGCTATAGAAAAATATAAAGAATTAGATGCTGAATTAGTTAAAAGTTTAGAAAAAATAAAAGGATTAGCTAACGCTTATTCAGATGCAAGATTAACTATTGCAGATGAAATAGATAATATGAACAAAAAAATAAAAGTTATGGTAGATAACCAAAGTCAAGTAGTCATGGCTTCTAGACAAATAAAAGAATCTTTTGCTGATTCGTTTAAAGGAATTATTAAAGGAACTATGACAGTCACAGATGCCTTTAGAAATATGTTGAACAAAATAGCTGATTATTTTTTAGATACAGCAGCACAGTTAGCAGCTATGCAGTTACAGAAAGGATTTTTAGGTTTATTAGGAAATATGTTTCCTTCTTTAAAAAAATCAGATTTAGGTGTTGATGGTACGAAAGCTGCTGGTGGATCAGTAAGAGGTGGAGGTCGTTATTTAGTAGGAGAAAGAGGTCCAGAATTATTTACTCCTGGTGTTTCTGGAATGATTACACCGAATCATGCTCTTAGTGGTTCAACAAATGTAATTGTGAATGTAGACGCTTCTGGTTCTTCTGTTGAAGGAGATGAAGAGCAGGGTAGAGAACTTGGCCGTCTTATCTCGGTTGCAGTACAATCTGAAATATTACAACAGAAAAGACCAGGAGGATTACTTGCATAATGGCTACGTTTCCTTCAATAAAACCTACTTATGGACAACAAAAAAGGTCCGCACCAAATACTCAAACAATTCGTTTTGCTGATGGGTTTGAACATAGAATATTATTTGGATTAGCACAACATCAAAATCCAAAAATTTATAATTTTACTTTTAATGTATCAGAGACAGAGGCAGATACTATAGAAACCTTCCTTGATGCTCGTGCAAACGATAGTGCCAGCTTTGATTTTGAAGCACCTGGAGAAACTGCTGCACAAAAATTTGTTTGCGAAGCATGGTCAAAATCTATACCATATAACAATAGAGCTACAATTCAAGCAACATTTAGAGAAGTATTTGAACCATGAGTACTGGTCCTATTATTACTGATCTACAAAAGATCAATCCATCAGCAATTATTGAACTTTTTAGTTTGACACTTGATAGTACTTTGCATGGTGCTTCAACTGTTTATAGATTTCATAATGGATCTAATTTGGTTTCCAACGGAGATATTGTTTGGGCAGGTAATAGTTATGTAAAAATGCCGATACAAGCAGAAGGTTTTGCTTTTCAAAAGGGTCAATTACCTAGACCAAAACTTATTGTTAGTAATGCTCTTGGAACAATAACAGCTATTTTATTAACAGTTAATCAAACAACTACTGGAAATGATTTAACAGGAGCTACTGTAACAAGAATAAGGACTTTAGCTAGATATTTAGATGCTGTAAATTTTTCTGGGGGTACAAATCCATTAGGAACACCAGATCCTACAGCAGAGTTTCCCCAAGAAATATATAAAATTGATAGAAAATCATCAGAAAATAGAGAAATAGTTGAATTTGAATTAGCAGCAGTATTTGATTTAGCAGGTATTCGTGCTCCCAAAAGACAATGTACAAGAACTGAATTTCCTTCGATTGGTACGTTTATCGCATGACGTGGAAATATAAAGCATTACTTCATGCAAAAGGTGAAGATCCAAAAGAATCTTGTGGTTTGCTTTTAAATGTAAAAGGTAAAGAAAAATATTATCCTTGTCGCAATCTCTCAATGACAGATCATCAATGTTTCATTATTGATCCAGAAGATTATATAAAAGCAGATAATACAGGTGAGATCACTGCTGTTATTCATAGTCACCCTGTTACACCTCCTTTCCCTAGTGAAGCAGATAAAATTAGCTGTGAACAAAGTAATCTTCCTTGGTATATTGTTAATCCAAAAACAGAACAATGGGCATATTTAGAACCTTGCGGATATAAAGCACCATTATTAGGTCGGCCTTGGGTTTGGGGTGTTACTGATTGTTGGAGCTTAGTAAGAGATTGGTATAAACAAGAAAAAAATATTGAACTTAAAGATTGGGATAGACCTATAACACCAGAAGAGTTTGTTCTTAATCCGTTATTTGAAAGTTGTGCATGGAGAACAGGTTTTAGAGAACTTAGGCCAGATGAAAAACTTATTGATGGTGATGCTTTGTTAATGTCTATTGGATCTCCTGGTTTAAATCATGTAGCTATTTTTTTAGATGGAGATGTTTTACATCATTTAACCGATAGACTATCTTGTAGAGAGCCTTATTCTCAATGGTTATTAAAATGCACAGGAGGGAGGTATCGTTATGTTGCGTAAATTAAAATTATATGGCGAACTTGCAGAGTTTATAGGACATAAAGAATTTGAAATACAAGTAGATAGTCTTGCAAAAGCGGTAAGTTTTCTTGTTAATAATTTTCCGCAAGTAGAAAAATATATGAATCCTAAATATTATCAGGTAAAAGTTGGTAGTTATGAAATAGATAAAGATGAAATACATCACCCTATAGGGCAAAAAGATATACATATTGTTCCTGTAATAGCTGGTGCTGGTAGAGGTGGTCTTGGAAAAGTATTATTAGGTGCTGCTTTGATTGCAGGTGCTTTTATGTTAGGTCCTACTGGTTTTATGACTGCTGAAAAATTAACAACAGGTGTAGTTTTAGCAAAATCAGCAGTATATCTTGGAGCACATTTTTTATTAACAGGTGTAAGCGAAATGTTATTTCCTTTACCAAAACCAAAAGAATTTAGTTCAGAACAAGATCCACGTTTATCATTTAGTTTTTCTGGAACTCAAAATACTTCACGGGCTGGTACACCTGTACCAATAGTATATGGAGAAATCGTGACTGGCTCAGTCGTGATCAGTGGTGCGATTGATACACAGCAGGTACAAGCATGACAAAAGCACCAAAGAAAATTATTGGTTCTGGCGGTGGTAGTCCTCCACCTCCCCCTCAACCGACAAGAACTCCTGATACTTTACATAGTAGACAATTTGCTACTTTCCTTGACCTTATTTCTGAAGGCGAGATAGAGGGTTTTGCTACTGCTTCTAAAGAGGGGAGAACACAAGGTACAACTGCATATAATAATGCTGCTTTAAAAGATGTTTTTTTAAATGATACCCCTGTTTTAAAAGCAACTTCTGATTCAACTAATCCAGTTACAACTGATTTTAATTTTCAAGATGTTACATTTAATCCTCGATTTGGAACTTCTGGTCAAACAAAAGTTGAAGGTATTGAAAGTAGTTCTTCTATTACAGCAGTAGGAGTTACTGTAACTCAATCAACTCCTGTTACAAGACAGATAACAAATTCAAATGTTGATGCAATTAATGTAACTATAACTGTTCCACAACTACAAAAAGCTACAGATAAAGGAGATTTATTAGGTTCTTCTGTTTCATTAAAAATATCAGTTCAATATAATTCTGGTGGTTTTACTGATATTATTTCTGACACTATTACAGGAAGAACTGCTGATGCGTATCAAAAAGATTACAGAATTAATCTTACAGGTGCTTTTCCTGTTGATATAAGAGTTACCAGAGTAACGGCAGATAGTTCAGATTCAAGTCTGCAAGATTCATTTCAATGGACAAGTTTTGCTGAAATAATTGATGATTCCAATACCTATGCTAATAGTGCTTATGCTTCTCTTAGGTTGGACTCTATGCAGTTTCAATCAATACCTAGTAGAAAATATCGTATTAGAGGAATAAAAGTAAGAATCCCAGGAGCAGGTGCTTCAAGTTCTGGAACACCTACTGTAGATGCTGATACAGGTAGAATCATTTATCCAACTGGATATATTTTTAATGGAGTTATGGGTGCTGCTCAATGGTGCTCATGCCCTGCGATGGTGCTGCTTGATCTTTTGACAGATACCAGATATGGATTTGGTAATCATATAACTGATAGTTCTCTTGATTTATTTTCTTTTGTAACTGCAAGTAAGTTTGCTAATACATTGGTATCAGATGGATTTGGAGGGCAGGAAGCTAGATTTAGTTGCAATGTAAATATTCAATCATCTAGTGAAGCATTTGATCTTATAAATGAACTTGCTGGTGTTATGAGATGTATGCCGATATGGTCTGCTGGTAGTATATTGCTTGCTCAAGATAGTCCAAAAGATGCGAGTTATTTATTTAATTTAGCAAACGTAACCGAAGAAGGATTTAGTTACTCAGGTAGCAGTTTAAAAACAAGAAATACTGTTATTTCTGTTTCTTATTTCAATATGGATAGTAGAGAGATAGATTACGAGGTTTATGAAGATACCGCTTCGATAGCAAAGCTAGGAGTAATTATTAAGCAAGTGAAAGGATTTGCGTGTACCAGCCGAGGTCAGGCTAGAAGATTAGCAAAGGCTATTTTATTTGCTGAACAAAATGAAAGTGAAGTTGTTACATTTGCAACTTCTATAGATTCTGGTGTTGTCGTAAGACCTGGTGCTGTTATAGAAATAGCTGATCCTGTTCGTTCTGGAGTAAGAAGAGGTGGAAGAGTAAGTTCTGCAACTACAACTGAAATAACAGTAGATGATTCTGCTGCAACAGATTTAGTCTCAACAAATAATGCAAAGTTAAGTGTAATATTACCCGATGGAACTGTGGAGCAAAGAGATATAAGTTCAATAGCTGGAAAGGTTATCACAGTATCTTCTGCTTTTTCTCAGACACCAAATGTTAATACAGTTTGGCTTTTGCAAAATGATACAGTTGAAGCTCAAAAATTTAGAGTAATAACAGTACAGGAATCTAACGGTATAAATTATGCCATTACTGCTCTGTCTTATGTAAATGCTAAATATGATTTTATTGAAGATGGTGCAACCTTACCAACAAGAACTGTATCAATACTGAATCTTCCAAAACCTCCTCCTTCTGCTTTGCAAGCTGAAGAAAAGATTGTTGAAATAAATAATCAGGCAGTATCTAAACTTATTGTTAGTTGGCAACCTATTACTGGTGTTACTCAGTATCAAGTTAACTATAGATTTAATAATGGTAATTTTATTTCTACAACAGTTTCTTCTCCTGACTTTGAAATATTCAACACCGATATTGGAACGTATGAGTTTCAAGTATTTAGTTATAATGCTGCATTGCAGACAAGTGCGACCTCTGCCGATTTAACATTTAATGCTGTTGGTAAAACTGCACTACCATCAGATGTTACTGGATTATCTGCTGAACCAATAAATGAAAAATTAGTAAGGCTTAGATGGAACTTATCTACAGATTTAGATGTTACTCATGGAGGTCTTGTATATGTAAGACATTCAACTAAAACTGATGGAACAGGTACTTTTTCTAACTCTGTTGACTTGATTCAAGCTCTTGCAGGTAACACGACAACTGCGGAGGTTCCCTATTTAGAGGGTGAGTATATTTTAAAATTTCAAGATGATGGGGGTAGATTTTGTTCTGGAGAAACTAGCGTAATAATTGATCTTCCTGATAACCAAGCTCCATTAATTACACAGACCAGAAGAGAAGATTTAGATAGTCCACAATTTCAAGGCACGAAAGTTAATGTTGCTTACGATGCAACAACAACTAGTTTAAATTTAATTGGTGCTGGTAATTTTGATTCAATAACAGATCTTGATGTTGTTTCTTCTGTTGATGATTTTGGAGGCATTGTACCTTCTGGTACTTATGATTTTGGAGGCACTGCTGGTGGCACTACTTTAGATTTAGGTGGTGTATTTAGTCTTGATTTAAAACGTCATTTTTTAACAGAAGCATTTTACCCTAACGATTTGTTCGATAGTAGAACTGCAAATATTGATACTTGGACAGATTTTGATGGAGTTCAAGCAACAGATGTTAACGCTGAAATGTTAGTAAGAGTTACACAAGATGATCCTAGTTCTGGATCTCCTACTTATACAGACTTTCAAACATTTGCTAACGGCACTTACAAAGGAAGAGGATTTCAATTTAGAACCAACTTTACAAGTAATGATCCTGCACAGGATATTAGAGTAAGTCAAATGGGCTATACAGCATCTTTACAGAGAAGAACAGAACAGGGTAATGTAACAGCAAGCGGAGCAGGTGCAAAAGCTGTTACGTTTACCAATCCCTTCTTTGTTGGCACTTCTTCCTTGCTTGGAGCAAATACTAATTTACCTTCTGTTGGTATCAATGCTCAAAATATGGCATCAGGAGATTACTTTGAAGTAAGTAGTATTTCTGGAACGGGGTTTACTGTTCACTTTAAAAATTCATCAAATGCTTCGATTGATAGAAATTTTACCTATCAGGCTGTCGGTTTTGGCAAAGGAGGGTAGAATGGGTAAAAAGTTTACAAGTTAGATGGCTACACACGACTATGTAATTGATAATGGCACGGGTGCTGCGGTTAGAACCGATTTGAATAACGCTTTGTCTGCAATCGTTAGTAATAATTCTAGTTCTTCTGAACCTTCTACAAAATATGCGTACCAGTGGTGGGCTGATACAACAACAGGTATTTTAAAAATAAGAAATAGCTCTAACAATGGTTGGGTAGAGTTACTTCAGTTAGATGGTACGTTAACTTTAGAAGATGGATCAAACTCCACTCCTGGACTAGCTTTTAGAGATGATCTTAATACAGGTATATTTTCAAGTGCTGCTGATACTTTTGATATAAGTTGTGGAGGTACCACTAGAGGTAGTTTCAGTTCTTCTGGTTTAACTGTTACAGGAGATGTTACAGCTACAACTTTTGTCGGAAATGTTGATGCGGTTGATGGAGATTTTGATGGAACATTAGAAGCCGATGCAATTACTGTCGCAGGTGTAGCTTTAGCAACTGTTATCGCTGGCACGACAGTAACGACAGCGACTAATGCAAATCATATTTCTGTCGCTGATAATGAATCAACTAACGAAAATAATCTTATACCTTTTATCGAAGATGCTTCTGCCACTGGAAACGTTGGACTTGAATCTGATGGAGACTTTACATACAACCCAAGTACAGGAACGGTAACTGCAACTTTATTTTCTGGAACATTATCAACTGCTGCACAAGCAAATATTACTTCTCTTGGAACACTTACAGGGTTGACTGTAAGTGGCAGTGTGTCTTTAACAGGGGGAGCAGCAGCTAATATTACAGCCCTTTCTGATGGATCAACAATAACAATAGACATGGCTACAGCTTGTCATCATTCAGTAACTCTTGGAGGTAACAGAACCTTTGCTGCACCAAGTAATCAAGCGGTTGGGCAATCTGGTTCGATATTCATAACTCAAGATGGCACAGGTTCAAGAACTGCATCATTTAATAGTGCTTTTAAATTTGTAGGCGGAACCGCACCCACCCTAACCACGGGAGCAGGGTTGACGGATAGAATTGATTACATCATATTATCTAGCAACGTAATTCATTGTGCTGTATCTTTAGACGTTAAATAAAATGGCAATAATTCCTGGAAAAAAGAATTTTACTGTAGATAGGAGAGCAGACTTTCCTATCAGATTAACGTTTAAAGATTCAACTGGATCGGCCATAGATTTAACTGGATATACTGTTGCAGCACAAGTTTATGATGAATCACGCTCCACAAAATATGCAGATTGGACAGTAGCTTATACAAATAGAACAGGTGGAATTATTGATATGTCTCTTACAGATACACAAACAGCAACTTTTACTCCAAGTATTTTGTTTTATGACGTATTGTTAACAGAACCTTCGGGTAGCAAAAACTATTATTTAGAAGGTAAACTATTTATAAGTGAGGGTTACACAGCATGAGCACTCCCAATTCTGTAACTGTAAGTCAGGTTTCTGATGTAACTACAGTTGAAATTACTACGGCTGGCCCACAAGGTCCATCAGGTAGTATAAGCGGATTGAACTTTGATATTACAGGCAAAGTTAATGATGCAGTACTTTATTATGATTCTACATCTGATACATTTAAAGCAGATTCAACAACCACTAAACTTACACTCGTAGACGGAGGAAACTTCTAATGGCAAATACAATTAGAATTAAAAGATCTACAGGATCGTCAAACCCAGGGTCATTAGAAAATGCTGAAGTTGCGTTTAGAGAAGGCGATGAAGTTCTAATCTATGGTACGGGCACAGGGGGTTCTGGAGGTTCAGCTACAAGTATTATTGCCATTGGTGGTAAAGGAGCCTTTTTTGATAAAGCAACAACTAGAACTGCTAACACTGTTTTATCTGGTCCTGCATCGGGAAGTGCTGCTGCCCCTACATTTAGAGCATTAGGAAGTGATGATATTCCTTCGATAGCACATACAAAAATTTCTGATTTTGATGCTGGAGTACGCACCAATACATTGGCTGAAATGGCTGCTCCTGCTGCTGCTGTATCTTT